CTGCGTGAACGACACTAGTTCAAGAGTCACCCCTTGCTTTACTGTAAACAAATACAAAAAGCTTAAGGAGGACCGATTAAGTTTGCGGTTAACTTTTGGTACTGGAATGAACTTAAACTTCTTAGTTACTTCAATTTCAGTGTCCAAAAAAATCTCGTCAACGACCAGAATTCGTTTTGATAGTTCGTTACTGATATCCCCTTTTAGCATTTTAGTAGACCTCTATCCGTCCGTACTTAATTACGAACTCGCGGAACTCTTTGTTAGAGTCCTGGGCTTTCTTTGCATCTTCGGTTGATGCCCTACTGGAGATTTCCAACGGGTAGGTACCTCCGTTAGTATCGATACGGGATTGTACAAACCGAACATGCTTGCATGTTGACCTGCTCTTATAACCCGGGCACGTGCAATGCAAAGTGCTGCTGTCTTCGTTAACGGCAACTTCATAGATGCCAGGGCCAGGGGTCTTGTTCTGGCTTAAGAACACTTGCACTAGACGTAAATGGTCGTCCACTCGGTTGCCTTTCATTTTCTTCTCAGGTCTCCTTTGTCGGATACTACAGGTAAGTAGCCAAACGCTTCTCGCGCAAAGCTAGCGGTAGCATCTCCATAGAGACTAGCCCAGTTGTCCAACACTATGTTGGTGGTAACTATAGTAGGCAATCCGCGGTTAAACCGTGTGCGCAAAAGGTGGTGAAGCATATTCTTTTGCCAACCAGTAAGGCTAGAATGCTCTTTTCCTATGTCATCTATAACCAGAACACGAATGTTATACGAATCATCTAAACATTCGCCCAAGATGCCGTAGAATAAAGTTTCCTGCTCTGGAGTAGGCGAGTTCATAGTGTCGCCCTTTAGCTCCAGGAAATCATTGAAAGTCATAAAGTAACAAGGGCGAATGACTACCCCGCTCTCAGGTGGATCAAAAGCGTTTAGCGGAAGAGTAGTCATCATCTCTTGAATCGTTGCTAAAGCAAGTGTTGTTTTTCCACGACCTGGCTCTCCAACCAAAAGGATACCGCGCCCTGTCATCTTTCCAGATGGTGTACGGATTACATCTCCTGCTTCAACTCTCTTTATCCATCCACGAATCTTTGTTAGAACATCTGCGCTGGTATCTGTGCAGTCATCTAGTACCCAGCCAAGACGAGCAGCTGGTATGCCAGATGTCTTTACCCACGCACGTCGTCGTATCTTTATGTCATTGAGTTTAAACATCTAAAATGTCCTCCCATGACTTATCGGCTTCAACCTGCGCATTAACCATAGTGTCAGGAAGGTATACCTTTCGCTTGGCATCTGCAACCATGCCGGGTGCTCGCTTGATAAACATGCGCCACATCTTCTCGGCATCATCCAACTCTGTGTCGTGCTCTATAGATGCAAAGAACACATCCATCATCAGACACTCAATTTCTCCGTTGGTCTCATGTGCTTTGCGGAAGTTCGCTAACGCAAAAATAAATCGGCTCTGTGTAACGCGCCAAGGTTTGATGTGCCACATGTTGTGAACACGGGATGCAAACTCCATAGCACTATCTGTAGGTGACCAGTCAGCTTTGTTGTTCTGGCTACGAACCTTCATGCGCTGAGCCATGACCTGGGTTCGCTCTTCGTTGTATTCGGCTTGCTTCTTCTCGCGCATCTTGCGTCTGTAGTTATCCATATCATCGTAATCTGGAAACGTGTCGCTCATGGGCTTGACTCCAATCTCTATCTGGTTTGGATAGTCCTCACGGACTGGGTCCGTGGATTCGGTTAACTTATTAATAGAATTAGCTATTAGGGTTAATCTGCTATTCTGCACATTCTGCTGTATAGATGTACGGCTTTCCAGGCACAACCCGATACGGGTTTCCAGTACCGCCCACCCTGCCTCAGTTAGGACAATCTCTCGTACCCATCCACCTGAAAAGCGGTAGGTAACGGTATGGGCCAATCCAGCCTTTTTGAGCTCGGTTAGAGCTTTTTGGCAGGCATCGCGCCCCTCTGTAAATACCTCTGTAAGGGCTCTAGCGCCTCCCTGAAGGGGGTTTGATGCTAGGTACAGGAGAATGCCTATGGCACGGGCAGATACCACCCTCTAAGCGTCTTTATCTTTAACGACCTGGGATGCCATTACCCGGGCAAAGATGTTAGCAATGGCTAAGACTCCGTTATAAATGTCCTCCATTAACTGGTCTTCATCCGCCTCATCCTCATCTTCGTCATCCTCTTCCTCTTCATCCTCCTCCTCGGCCTCTTCTTCTTCTTCAAACTCTTCTGCCGGAAGATTCAACTCTTGGATAGGAAAGGTGACCTCTTCTTGTGGCTTAAGGCCAGCGGTTGCGGTGATGGCGGTTAGTCCATCAGTCAGGTCAAAGCACGGGATTGACTCCTTGGTGCAAATTGCTAGGAAGTCCTGTGAGGTAGCATCTTCGTCATTCCATAGCAAGAACGCAACAGCCTTTTTACCCTTTAATGATTCAACGGCTTTTTTAAATGGGCTTGGGTCTACAACAAAGTCTGCTGCAGGGAGCCCGCCAAAGTTTCCAGACCCATTGTTAAACACAAGGATCTCTTTGCTTTTATCTTTTGCATACTGCGCAGCAAACACCTGCGCTTGTGATGGTACTTCAACGTACGGCAGTACTAACGTACCTTTTGCTCCGTTGGCATAGTAGTGGTCTTCCATCAAAGCCTCTAAGTTAGCTCTGCTGGTCTCTCCACCACCGGCCACGATTACAAAGTATTCTTCCATGTAAGTCTCCTTGGTAGGGGGAGACGAACAGTACGCCTTGGGTATTAGTTTTGTCTAGTTATAACTGGGCGATAGGTAACGGCACGCTCTACCAAAGCCAGCATTGACTTAGAAACAAATGCTCCGGCCATTGTGTATAGAACAAATGTTCGAATGTCTTGATCCATACCAGCTAGCCAAGTAGTCAATGCGCTCGCTAAAATTGAGGAAATAGTATTTGTTGTCCAGCTTTTAATAAAGATCTCTATAAAGTTTAAAGCTGGCTCAGCTACAGCTAGCAGGAAGGCAGCTCCGAATGAGACAAGTAATAGTTCCAACATGTGGGATATCCTACTACGTTTTTGGCTGCCCTAGGTATATAGCTACAGTTGAACCTAGGGATAAAACTTCTTCTAAGTAATCCACAATACGTAATTGAATTGCTAGACGGTTCTTGTAGAAGTGGCTTCTTCCAGCGGCTACTGAACCTTCCCATAGGAAGTCAGACCCGTAACCAGGCCCGCCGCTTCCATCAAAATACTCTAGTACGAATGGGCTGCTTTCAAATAAAGCTGAATCAATTTGTACTATATCGCCAACGGTAGCCGACCAATTAAGCTGTACATGTGCGTAAGCGGCTGTAGCAGGGGATTGCCCAGTTACGTCATGTCGGGACCACTCTGTTGTAGCTGTTTCAGCAGTTCCAGTTGTGGCGCTGATAAAAGTATTTGTAGAGTCGTACCAATGAATTGAAGGTGTTATTGACTCGGTTCCCGCAGTTGTCATAGCGTAGTAGCTAAAAGTGTATGGGGTATTTGTGTAATGTATTGGCATCAAATCAGCTGTGGTAGTGGTTGATTTTAATTCTACCGAAGTTCCTGTAGCAGTAAGTCGTAGAGCGTCGCCGCCTTTAAAAGCAAGTCCAGAAGCCGCAACAGTAGTTACGTTAGAAGATGTTAATGAATATCTAAAAGAAGTACTAGTGACTGCTGTAATAGTAAATGCTCCATCAAACGGTGCGCCAACACCAGATACTACAACCTTTTCTCCGACTTCAAGGGTATGCGTTGTGTTAACTCCAATAGTTGCTACGTTGCTTGAGATACCTTTTGTTAATACTGTGTATATGTCAGTTCCAGGTTCTGGAGTCGTTGTGTCTACTGTTCCGGTTGCTCCGGTAAAAGCCCATGGAGTAAACGGGGAAGCAAAGTGAGGGTTTAACAGCTCATTGATTCGTGTAGCTTTAATTGTAATGTGGGTTTGACGAGCCTCATCAAAGTCAGTAACTGCACCAGCTTGTTCAATTTGCGCACCATCAAAGTAGTGGTACTCGTTGCTTGAAGCAGCGGCAACTGAAGCAATAGATACTCCAGTCACAGCATAGTAAGCACCTGAAGGGGCCGTTCCGGTAGCTGTAAGTCGAGTTGCCCAAGCAGTTGTTGTGTTAGCTGTAGCTGTTCCACTTGTAGTAGATATCAAAACGCCAAATCGCGTGTACCATCTGATTTTTGGAGTAATAGTTCTAACAGTGCTGTCAGCTGTTGAGTACACACTAAAGGTGTACGCGCTGCCTGCTGTTACAGGGATGCCTTTTGTTATTGGCGCGGATATGCCACAGGCAACTTCTACGGTTGCAGAAGACCCACTTGTATTTGTTACGCAAAGTATTCCTAACTGTTTGTTAGGAAAAAATAATGGGGCAGTTGATTCATCGTAAGGTTCTGGTACAGGTACTACAGTTCCAGTCTGTCTACGTGCCGCAAGGTCGGCTCCCGTTAAGCTATAGCTAATAGTGGTTGCAGTTCTTGCGGTAACTGTTTTTGCAGTAGACGGAGAACTAAAGAGTGGCAACTCCATGTTTTGTACATAGAATTTATTACCTACTTTATATTCGTGGGCACCAATTGTTAAGGTAGCCACGTTACTGGCTAGAGACACTTGAGTGATTGAAGCTCTT